GATCTCATATCAACCTCCTTAAGTTGCTGTCGATTTGGTCATTAAGATCAAACTCGACTGGTTAGTACAAGCAATGGCGCTGGTGTGGTAGGCCTCACTTGCGTTGTTTTTAGAAAAGGCATTTGTAGCACCATAAGCAGCAGTCTCACCGTCCACGGCTTCATCAAAGTAGTCAGCACGATTGTAACCGTTGATTACGGATACAGCGATTTCTTTAATGTTTTCGTGATCGTCAAGTTCTGTGGTGAATTTAGCCTTACCTCTTGAGATACCTTTACCAACTGCTCCGTTACCGAAGAAAATAGCGTTCTGGTTCTTGTCAGTAGGCAATACCGACTTGGCAAAAGCAGTCGCCGTGGAAGCACCAAAGAAACCCTGATCGGTTGTATTCCAAGAACGGATACTAATAAGGTCTTGAAATAAAGCGAAGCCGGCGTAGTAACCTACAAACCCGCGCTGTTCATCATTCGTTTTCAATCCAGTCCATGCGGCTTGATTTGCAGCCTTAAAACCGGCATCAGCGAAGAGGACAGCATTTTGTTCGGGAGAAATTACACCCGCCCAGTATGGATGCCCACCTTCAGATACAATCTGAGGGATTAGACGTTCTTGCATAACGGGGTTCAAGAACTCAAGAATATCACTTGTAAGTCCGTAAAGCCCAGATGCAGCGCCAGTATCGACATTCGCTTCTAGCTTTGTTGAACCGGCAGTACCGGCTGTGGTCAAAACTCCACCATCGTTATAGTAGAAGTTGGGGTGGAGCCGTTTAGCAAGACCTTTACCATCGTCAGAAGTACCAGTTGCCAAGTTCTCACCGACACCATTATAGAAGCATCTAGCTACATCCTGATTGTCATACTTGGTTAACCAGTCACGAAGGCGTGGAGCAGCCTCTTCGATCATATTATACATTTTAACATATTCATTTGCCATTGCACCAGACTGAGCCATAACAGCTTTACGAGTCTGATTTACATAAAGACGTAACCAATCTAAGTCCTGATCTTCACCAGTACCTTTGACAACGGTGTCACCAAATACGGGTGAACCAGTTAGGTTCATTCTCATGGGCAGTAACATATTGTCACGACCCTTTTGAATAAAGTCTGTGAACATCTCAATGGGTTTTCCAGAAGGACGGGTAAGTATGTTACCATTATCATCCTGAGAGATGTCTGTCATTCCTGACCATCTCGCCCAGAAGGTGTTATACCAAGACTCTTTTATTGTCTTTTGCTGTAATATGGCAACATTGGCACTATAATTTTGTGCCGCGTTCGTTGCGGAAGCCATAGTTATTTCCTTTTACATTCGTTGTTTAAGTTTAGCTTGGAGTTTTTCAACCTGCTCAGGAGTATGTGTTTCGATGTACTTTTCTAGCATAGCACGATTAGCAACGATCTCATCAAGATTCACGTAGTTCCCTGCTACACCAGGGGCAGAAGCATCAACACCAGCTTGTTGTTTATCTGTAGCCGTCATAATATCTTCGCGTGCTTTCTTTTCCATTTTGATCTCAGTTGCTTTTGTCACTCGTTCTAGGCCATATACTGCAAGCATGGCGTGTTGGTAAGACCTTTCGGTTAACTTACCATTCTCCAAGAAGTTATTTTCAGCTACGGTATCAACATTCTTAGTTTCTTCATCAGTTAGCTCAAATTCCGCTTTCAGCTTCTCTTTCTGCTCGGCTTTAAAGGCTTTGTTCTCGCTTGACTGTACGATTTCACGGATAGATTCTGAGTGGGATTTTGACCCATACTCATCACTAAGTTCATCCACTAATCGTTGTTGAGTTCGTAACTCTTCTTTTGTGACAACATCAGGATCCATGTCTCGGAGCTTTTCCCGTTCTTGGTCTAGGAGTGTCTTTACCTCAGTAGCCTTAAGTTGTTCTCTAAGCTCTTGAGGGGTAAGGTTCGCTTTGCCAAGTTGATCTTTTACGGCTTTTAGTTCCTCTGACAATTTGGAGATATGGGACGTTGAATCTTGGTGACGTTTGGTAACATCTTCAAGAGTCTGGTTCTCATAACCTTTTGGTGCCTCGTATTCAGTTTCGGTAGCTTCCGCAGTATCCTCCGACTGGGTATCCTTTTCAGGGTCAGCTTCGGGTGCCTCATCGTCACCGATATTGACTAATATATCATCGCCATCTTCTTTAAACTGGGCGACTTCTTCAATTACTTCTTCTTCGTTTACAATTTGTTCTTCTACCATAATTACCCCTGTGGTTGTGAGGCTTCTGCCTCTAATTGTTGCGCCCCTTGAGCGCCTGCGATTACTTGCTGTTGTTCAGCGCCTACCCTTGCCACAGCTTCATCTTCAAACTGTTGGCCTTGTATCGTGTTAATCCATTGTACCCATTCATCTACATTCTCAAGCGGTGCGGCCTTAGCCAATAAGTGTGCAGGTACAAAGGCAGGATTGAGTTGTCCTAAGACGTTAGAGAAGGCTAGTAACTTGTTGAAGTAGTCTTCCTTCTGTAAGGTATTGTCTTCACCCTCATCAATTTCTACAAACAGACTTGGGTTGGATACATCATTAAAAATCTCACCTGCAATACTCAAATTGACTATCTCTTGTGAAAAGATTCCTCCGGTTCCAGGTGCAGACTTCAAATCCAAGACACGCATCTGTTCAGAATAAACCCATCCGAAGTTATCAACAAAGTCTGCCATTAACGCCTTGCGGAGTTTAGAACGGTTCTTAAAGTGAGGATTGACTGAGGCGGCGGCCTGTGCTACCTTGTTCTCAAATAAGACATTGGACTCACCCGACTTCCCACCTGTACCTTGGAGTTGTTCCGATACTGAGGAAATTTTATGTCCGTATTGTTCGGCATGGTCGGTTGAACCTAGACTCATTGGGTCTATAATAGCAGGGGCTAGGACTTGTGGCATGTTGTTTTTCATGTCTTTAAGCCCAACTCTTTGCCCTGGTTGGTTCCCCTTGCGATCAATTATTTCATTGGCTTCTTTTTCTCTTGTGGAAGTCATTAACATGCCTGAGAGGTGTTGTGTCACATAGTCTCGGTTTTGAGAAACGCCCTTATTCACATCGTCCTGCATGTCTTTTAAGAGCCCCATCAAACTTGAACCCTCAATGACTTGTGTGTTGTATTCAAACGACCATAGTGGGAAGATGTCAAAGTTTGCTGAAGGCCATTTGGCCTCTTCGTCTACTACAGTGAGCCAGTTAAAGTGAGGCACTGTGATTGTTATATGGATGCCTGCGGTTGTTCCTTCTGTAATCTTCCTCACTCCTGATAGCTTGGCAAATTCAGCCGAAGGTACGGTATGGATCTCAATTCCATCTGTGTAAGTGATTGTTTTTTTATAGACACGCTTCTGCATTTCAACGACTCGGTACTTACCGGACTCTTCATCAAAATGAGATTGGTTTGAGTATTCACTATCTGTAAATCTTTTGAAGAACTCAGCAAATTTGTCTTTCCATGCTGCTTTGCGTTCCTCTGTAAAATCAGCCCTGTCACCAAAACGAGCGATCAACTCTTCAATGGGTAGCATTTCTTCCTTAAGAATCCATGGGCATTTAGAAAGGGTGTAATCTGAGTTTAAGGTATCCGGTGCGTATCTGACTCGCATTGTGTTCTTGACTTGGTAATCGAAGTCCAGGTATCCATCGGAGTTTAATTTAAACCTGCGTTCAATAGCGCCACCCATTTCCAACGTGAGGGCGTCAATCATTACCGTATCTAATTTTTCTTCAATATTCTGTTCGTCATTGAGGGCGTTCCACCTACCTTGAACAATATTGGCGGCTGCGGCTGAGTCTCCACCTTCATGAGCCCTTACACGGGCTCTACGCCTAAATTGCTGTTCGTTCCCTAACAGAGTAGCGAAGAGTGGTTGAATTATGTTGTAGCGGAGTAGTGGTTTCTTATGTTTTTCGGCATCTGCTTTTTCGTCTGGCGTGTAGAAATCGTTATTGAGGTAGCGCATCCCCTCTTCGGAAGCAGAGACAGCCTTGGCATAGGCGTCATCTGTGAGAGTCCACGCTTTCAGCATTTCAAACCCTATGTCTGTGATTCCCTCAGGCCGTCTTAGACTGATTTCCAGGTTCCTCCAGTTAAGTTACCTTCTAAGTTATCTTCACCTAAAGTATCCATCCAACCTTTTTTTTCAACTTTCTTTGGTTCATTATATCCAAGCACTTGCATGATTAAATAACGTGCAGAATCGTACCAGTGATCTTTGCCTTTAGTGTCTACATCTTCAGGGTCGTTCTCCTTAGACGCAAGGTTAGGGATTGATTCAATACATTGTTCACAATTACTGGTGAAACGTACCTTTGGGCGTACGTCTGAGGTATTCCACTCGGTTGAGCTTGAGAGGGCGTCACCTTCAGGGACAGCGAGGGCATCATAAAATAGTTTGGCTCCGGCTTTACGATCATTATTCCCAGGTGTTAGAATGATTCCTTCGTCAGCATAGTAATCTGCGGGAGAATAGAGCATACCGTCCTTTTCACTCTTTTTTGTCCAGTAAGCAGGGTCAGCAATCTCTTCGTCAAAGTCACCTATCCCTAGCCCCCACCTTTCCTTGGTTTCTGAATTTACGAACTGAGCCTGTCTTGATGCAGCGAGGCCAGTATCCCATATCTCATCAAAGATAATTATTTCACCAAGCGAATTGACTGCACCCAATAAACAAACGAAAGGTGCCTTGGTTCCCTCATCATAGCCACGGACAAGAGAATATTCAACCAGAGACCAGTTTTTATTTAATTTAAACTCATCTTCAGGGATTACGTGATAATAGTCATTCCAGTTATCAAAGTATTGTCCTGAGAATGAGTCCCATTCACCATAGAGCCACATCTTGCGTAGTTGCTCATTCAACCCCTTGAGGAATGGGACATAGGCATCGTCATTGTCTACTAGAGATGGGTTGTCAAATACCGTTGCGGGTATAAATTTGTAGGTAAGTCCATCTTTTACAAAGGCTTTACCGCTCTTCTTATTTTGATAATGAACGTCAAATTCTTTATTGTAAATCTTTGTGCCGTCTGGGATTGGTGGGCATTTATCTACATAGTTTCGTTTCAAGTGTCCATGGCCTTCCCGACCTGGATTTGCTGTTAGTCTACGGAAAACTTTGATTTCAGGATTAGTAGAACGTGCAGAAGAAAGTATTTGTGCTATCCAATCCTCAGGAAAGTGGTTGGCTTCATCGATACCTATGTAGTGGAAGTTACCACCAATGTAATTGTCAAGGGCTCGTATGTCAGCACAATGGACAAGATAAATCTTAGCACCTGAAGGGAATGTATAGCAATGATCACGCTCAGACCACTTACCGCCATAGGCTTTATAAAGCTTGTCGGTTTCCGGTTTGATGTTCTTTAAGAGTTGGGGATAGGTACGTCTAACTATAAGTGCTTGATACTCAGGGTAGTCTATTGATATTTTGTCTACAACCCAATCTAAGCCTTCTTGTTTTAACTCTGGTAGTTTTTGGATCTCCCTAGCAACCTTGTCACTTATTTCTTTGCCTTTATATTCCCAATGAGAGATACGGACTTTAAAAGCAGCATCCCATGCGAGACAAAAGGACTTTCCACCTCCACGCGCTCCTCCATACAAAACGAAGTCGTCTGTACAGCCAAGGAAGGAAGTTTGCTTGCCAGGGTGGGGGGTAAAGGCAAACTCAGCCATTATTCTCCCATAACCATCTAGCTAATCTCTTTGCTGTCCATTCCCACATATTTATTTTATGCTCCTCGCAGAACTTCTTTTCTCCTAGTTGGTCGATTTCTATGTGATGTTGCCTGCATAGAGAGGCAATCAGGAAGTGTTGCATCATTGGTTTTGTCCTGTCTCTACCCATGCCTACGGTTTGCATGTGGTGTCTCTCAGCA